CGCGGACACATTGCGCTTGCCACCGAAGAACGATTTCAGTTCAACCGAATTGGCGAACAGCCCATCAACGAACTTGGTTGTCTGAGCATCATCCATCTTCTTGCCGGTCTGTGCTTGCGCGCTGAGGATTGACCGGGTGACGAATTGACGGATAGCGCCGACTCGAACCGCATCGCTTGAACCGTCTTTCGGAGTTGGGTCAATGCCCATTGTCGATAGGCGCTGATTGAGCGTCTGAGTCAGTGCCGATGTATTGACGTTTCCGGCATTCTCAGCGCTTGCTGTCGTGCGCCCGTTCAGCTTCGCCCATTCATTGACGAAGTGCTGATGATCGGATTGCGACAACTCGCCGCGCAAGGCGTACAACTGGCCTTCGCTCATGCCCTTAAGATACGTCGGATCAGTCGTCAGCTTTTGGTACAGGGCTGGATTAGTGACAGTCGGAACGCCTTTCTTGATTTCCGCTGCGGTCTTCATGATGCCGGGTATCTTTTCGGGATCGACAACAGAGGTCAGTTGATACGGAAGCGCCGCGAAGTTCCCTCCATTGGACAGCAACTCACGATAGACGTTACCCACAGCTTCTTCACGCCGTTGCTTGTCTGCCTGATTCAGTTCGTCAAACTGCTGCTTGGTGTATTCGCGCGCCTTTTCGTATGCGCCGGGGCGGGACATCAATCGAGGATCGGCCTTCAGTTGTGCGTCAAGGTCTGCGAACGTCGGCTTCTGAGCCGCGCCTTGACCCGAGTTGTACCGCGCGCTGATGCTGGCGACGTAGTTCTGTGTTTCTGCTGGCAACAGTTTGAGCCATAGCGACGGATCAGCAGCGCGACCACGCTGTACGGAGTCGTAGTTATTGCGCTCAGCTTCCTTGATGGCCTTATCGACAGCGCCGGGTCCGGCATTGTACGAAGCCAGCGCCTTGGGAATGTCACCGCCACGAAGCTGGATCATCGCCTTAAGGTAGTCGCGCCCAACCCGTGCGCGCTCATCAGGGCTATCGTCTTGGGCGGGCTTGACGCCGTAGCCGGGGTCTTTGTTGGTTCCATCAAGAACCTGCATTTCTCCCTTCGCTCCTTTCGGAGACTCCAGCAACTTGCCGTCAGCGCCATAGCGCTTTCCGCCTGACTCTTGGCCCATGACAAGATTGGTCAGCCGGTCCATGCCTGTCTGGTTGATGGCCTGATTGACGCTACCGACGATAGATGTAGCCTTGCCAAGAGCGTACTTATCATCGGATACCTTAGTGATCGCTGCCTTGGTCTTGAGCAGCGTATCGGCGCTGATTTCGTCCTTGTACTTGTCGAGGTACGCGGCAGCGTAATCAACGGCGCCGTTGGTCAATGCGGCATTGATAACGCCATCGTGCATCTTGGATAGTGCGCCAAGACGAACCTTGTTAGCCTGTTCCGCTGGCAATCCATCAGCGTCACGCATCTTGCCGACGTTGATGTCAATGCGAGCGCGTGACAGGTCTATGGATTCCGGGTTGTTCCAGTTCTTCGCTGCGTTGTCAGATTCGATGGCGAACACACCATCGATAGTCTGTTTGCGCCATGCATCGGTCTGCTGCATTTCATGGCGCATGACACCCGAACGGAATTCGATTCCAGTTCGTGCGGCATACTGCTTGAAGATGCGCTTCTGATTGTCGTTGCCAAGCCCTTGCTCAAGTTCTTTGGCGTAGCTGTCAAACTGACCTACGTATTTGTCACTGAGCGTCTGCCCGTTCTGAGGAAGAGCATTCTTCCCCTGCGCGTTGAGATAACCACCGTTCTCGCTGAACGTCATGTCAAGCTGACGCTCGCGCAACTTATTCAACGTCTCTTCAACGCGCAACTGGTCATTGATTTCCTGTTGCTTGCGCAGTTCGTCACCAGCCTGCACAAGTGCATTGCCGACAATCTCGCCTGAACGGTCAGGCTGAATGCTGATCGGAGAACGGCCAATGAGCGGCGTTGACTGAGCCTGAACCTTCGGAGCGCCGTACTGTTGAACGGTAGCCATGCGGACCCCTTACTTGATCTTCAACACTTTGGTTACGCCGCCGATACCAGCGCCGATAGCACCAGCAATGCCGTTGTTGTAGGCGTTCTCTCCACTGATCCTGTACGCCGCTGCTTGGCTGGTATCGTTTGCCGCGCCGACGCGAATACCCCACGCCTCTTTGGCTGCATTGCTGCGAAGCGTCAGCGCGTCAAGTTCTCCGGTAGCCGCCGTGTCAGACAGGATATTTACCGAAGACTGGTCAGTCAGATCGCCGCCATTAGCCGCCATCGACGCGCGCTGACTAGCAATGTATGAGCGAGTACGTTGCCGCTGCTGGTCTTCGGCAAGACCACCGCGAATCACTGCGTCAGTAGCAGCGGATTCCTTCGCCTTGGCAGATTCCTCGGCCATTTTGGCATTGTAGTTGGCAGTTGCTTGAGCCTGCTCGCCTTGCTGCATGGCGCTGTACATAGAAAACGCAGTACCCGCCACCGTTGCGGCAGTCGATACCCAAGCTGGAATTGCTGCTAAAGCGGCAACACACATAATCAAGCCCTCATTTCAAATCGCATAAACGGCAATCCTTTGAAACCAAAAGGCTGCGGATCGTCAAATGAGAATCCTATGTATTTCAGCCAAGCAATTGCTTTCTCATTGCGCACATCAACATAGTTTTCAAGGTGAGAGTATATCTCAAGCATCTTGCGCACACAGGGACGAGAGCGACGTATGAATTCGCGTGAGTGCTTGACGATCAAGTCAGTACCCATAAGCCACGGCTGGCCCACCCCTGCCAGCAAGTTCGATGACGAGACTCCGAAGATGCAGACAATTTCGCCATCAGCCAGTCCTGTCCAAGCCAGCATGGAGCAGCGCAACGAATTCATTAGCGCTGGTTTTGGCTGAACGCCGATAGCGTCAAGTTCGTCAATATCAGCCTGCCTCATGTGAGGGAACATTTCTAGGCAATGATCCAGCGTAGCCGGAATGATTTCGTACTTAGTTTGTGACCGTGACATTTGGAATAACGGCCAAAATGGTTGCTGGCAATGGGTACGACTGGCGAACGAAAACCCGCCCTTTCTTGTTGAAATCTGAGTCAATCAGAAACTCAATCGGACCCGTTGATGGCGTAGTCAGTTCGTCGTAGTTCTCGAATTCGCGGTCCTGCACTTCGTACAGGTTATTCACATCGGGTCCAGCGGAAAGTCCGCGCGTTTCATCAAGAATGAGCGTCACCTTGGGAATGGTCTTGTTCTTGTCGCGGATCGTCTCTTGACCCTGAATGCTGATGTCCAGCGTTTCAAAGTCAGATAAGTACCCAAGCCCAACATGGACAACAGCTCCCGGCTCTTGCAGCGTGATCGATCCACCGGATACGGTACGCGCATCGTGCGCGTTACCATCGCTCAGGATTGATACTTCCTTGCCTTCCAAGTGCGATAGCCCACCAACATCAAGGATCGCGAAGTCCCATGACGAAACCGCGCCGCGAAGAGAGACGGGAATAGTTCTGTTCGGTCGAGCCATGCAGACTGATCCGCTCGTTACAGACTCAATCGTCAAGCGATACTTGATCGTTGAATCAGACGGATCAGTGAAGACAAACTGATCGCCAATGTTTGACGATGAAAGCGTTATCGTGCTTCCTGACAGCGTAGCAGTCAGTTGTTCTTCGTGATCCCATGTCGTGCCACCTGAAAGCGTAACCGTGCCAGCTTGGTCGCGTCCATCGTAGGAGAGTCCAGAATCAACGAAAAAGGCGTCACGCATATCAAGTATGTTGCGGTCTTCCAATCGTTCAACGTAGCGCACTGTAGATCCATTCACGGTACGTTTAACGATGGCATAGAGTACGTCTCGCGAACCTTCGGAGATTGAACAAACAGATTCAAACTCTCCCTGCGTATCGTGACGATGCCAGCCAACAATTTGATGCTCACGCATGTACGTTAGGCCGAGCAATGTGCCATCATCACGGACAGCCCAAACGATTGAGTGCGGCACTTGGCAGTAAGTCCAGTCTGTCAGGTTGTGACCGCTGAAAAGATGTGACGAGAACGCCGTCAGGTCGCTACCAGTATATTTGTCCTTGTCGTAGGTGTAGGAAAGATCGCGAACGATGCTTCCCTTTTCCTGCACGAACAGAGCAGTATCAACAATAACAACAGGCGGAAGGTGCGAGCTACCGTTGTACGTCTGTGGCTTTGCCGTGGCGTAAGCCGGAGTAATGGCGCCATCCTGATTCGTGAGAATCTTGAATTCTGCGCCCGATGTCATGAGCATCAGGTCATCAACTGGCAAGATGTGCCGGATAGCATTGACCTGCCTACCAGGAACGGTCTTGCTGATCGCGTCATCATCAACTGTCGGCTGACTGGTTCCGAAGTCGAAATAACTGCCAATCTTGGTCATCCAATAGGCTTGCGGTTGCTGCGTTGATGCAGCGAACACCATGCGCTCTTGGTGATAGGTGACGCACGCCGGGTATCCCTGATCGACACCCCAAGCAGATAGGCCGTATTTGTATGTCCCTGACGAAACGACACTGGCCGGAAGCGTGGTGACGACATCGGCGGTTACATGCGACGAATCCGTGTATCCAGTGATCTTTACGACGCCAAATCCTGAATGGACGTATTGCCACTCAACGCCTTCGGCATACGCGCCGCTTGACTCGATAGACCCGTCTCCATCCCAAAGCTTTCCTTCGTCGTGCGTAGGGCGGTTTCCAGCAGTGCGATAGCCCTTGGTCCCAAGCGTTCCGGGGACAGCGGTTGATATATAAATCTTCCCATCGCTACGGCGATAGACACCAACCCCGCAATTGATCTGCCCCGCTACCCAAGGCTTGATGTCCTGCGGAGACTGGTCTTCAAGGTAAATCGACTCGCCTACCATCGCGGCGGTAAATGGCGTGAATCCGGTAGCGGTAATCGTGATACCAGTACCAGACGAAGCGCTCGCCTTGAGCGTCTTCGTGTTGTCGGTATTAACGTCTTGGAATGGGCCGTTCTTGTTGTTGTAGTCGATCAGCGTCCAAGACGTATGAGACGAACGGGTTAGCTGCTTGGTGCGGTATCCGTTGTGCGTGATCGTCAGCACGTCGGCTGACTGAACGAACTTCAGTTGGAACAAGTCAGATTCTTGATACGGCGTAGCGATTTCAACAGGAGAGCCAGCCGACATAATGACGCCGCCGTCCTTGTAGAAACGCATGTACTGATGACCAACTTCAATTACATAGTTTTGGACGGTCGAGAAGCTGAACGGAATGAGCCTAGCCTTGCGCGCCGATCCTAGCTTCGTGCTGTTGATGAAACGAAATCCGGGGCGATTGGTTACGCCACCGTACATTAGAGAAATCCAGTTACGAACAGTTCTCGCGCTTGTTGCGTATCGAGCAATATCGACACGGCCATACAGAGACGGCGACAGTTCGCCGCCAGTTAGCGATGCCTGAATGAGAGACGTTCCCATTAATTCCTCGCTGAAATAAATCCGCACTCAGGCGCCGGTCCTTCTTGTTCCTTGCTGGCATCGCTGGCAACCGAGTTATCAATAGCTGCCTTGGCCTTTCTGGAGCACAGTTCCGCAATCGTCGTAGATACGGACATTGGCATGGCGATTTCAGCGGCCAGCGCGTAATAGAGCGCAGTCACGAAAGACGGGGAGAACAGAGAAGCGTCATCAACCCTTGACGTATAAACCAGTTCTGCGTCTTCCATATCGGTTGCGATGAACCGAGAGCCGCCAGAGTTCATCATCTTGAACGGAATGCGCGACTCATCCGTTACGTTCTTGACTGCTGGATTGACGATAGACCTTGGAGCAACGCAATCAGACGGAAGGTTGTACGAGAAATCCCAATTGGTGAAAGACACGGTAGCAAGAGACAGGCTCTTGCTGACTCGCGCGAAACCCCAATCGAATTCCTCAAGAACGGCATCTCTAACTTGATCATAGAACCTTCGACAAACGTTAGCCGCCTTAGATTGCTCCGTATCGACGTTCGCGATGTAAATTGAAATGCCAAGCGCTGACAGCGCCATGTTACAAATGCCGGTCTTTGATGCTGCCATATCCTAGCGCTCCAACGTGATAACGGGGCTTTCGCCCCGTCTTTAGATTACATCTTGATTGGAAGGGCTTTGTTCCTGCGCTTCTTCCTGCTGCTTTTCTTTCACACGACGCCGAGAAATCTTTGCTTCTTGACCTTCTTCACCAGCCTTGGAGAACCAAGCCGGGATAACGGTATCATCTGGAACCTCGAATTCTTCGCCCGGTTCGCGAACAGCGCCAAAGAAACCGCGCTCATTGGCAATAACTTGCATGATCTACCCCTTGAGAAAAGGAGGGGGCGAACCCCCTCCATCGTCACGAATTAGCCAACAGAGTAGCCGATAGCATACGGCTTATTCAGTTGGATATTCTTGACCAGACCAGCAGTGACCTTGCCAGCGGTCAGCGCTGCCGTACCGATGCGATAGACCACTCGAAGGTAGCGACGAACGCCCGGATTTACACGCAGGTAGCGCGTATAACCGATAACAAGCGTAGCTTTTGCGATGGCTTCAGACAGTTCCAAGTCGGTCCAAGTCGCATTGTCCGTCGAGGTCTGGAGAACGTACTGAACCGTGGCCGCCCCGGCAGAAGTAACGGCCACAGAGACATTGACCTCAACGAACAGTTCTTCACCAACGCCGTCATCCGTATCGGCGCCGGTATCGAGAACGTTGGTTGATGCCGTGTCGCCAACACCGGCACCGGTCAGGTCTTGCGCGCTGGAAAACAGCGCTTGCGAATCGATAATCATGGTGTCTGTTCCTTTCGATTAAGCGACGTTGGATTCGGTTGCGAGAAGCTGATCGCTCATGCGAACCGGAATACCCATGAAATTAACGTCAAACTGATTGGCTCCTTCCGTCAGCTTCAGCACGTTGGACGACTTGTTCATCGCTTGGATGGACAGCATTTCCTTGATCGTGCGATTGACGTAGAACACCGGCTTGCACATCGCCAGAGACGGGATACGATACTGAGCCTTGATCATCGCTTCGATGATCTTGATCGTAGCACCAGACGTATCGGCAAGGATCGCCGTATTGTCGATGTTACAGATACGAACGGCATAGCGCCAATCACGAACCGTGAGGCCGGTCTTCCATTGCCAGTGATCGGCATATGCGCGATAGCGGTTGTTGTTGCCGTCGAACGCATCGACAACGCCAAGGTCTTCGTGCTTCAGGCCAGCGGTCGAACCCTTCGGGAAGATACCCGAAATGGTGTTCTCGCCCCAACCGACGAGCCAAATCGAATGGTTCGCATTCGACGCGCCACCCATCTTGATGATGTTCTGACCGTTCTTGGCGGTCGAGTCGCTGTAACGAGCCGATAGACCAAGAAAGCGCTCAGGGTTGATGCCGGTGTCACCATAGAACAGCGTTTGCACGAAGTTCTGGTTCATGGCCTCAAGGAAGGATTGCGCTTCGCTCAGACGGAATGAAGACGTATTGCCGTTGAGGTCGGCCAAATCCTTATCGACTTCGGCGCGGGATTCCAGCATGCCGCACGTATCATCAACCTGCGCACGCAGAGACTTGCTGGCCGGGACGCCGCCGTACAACTGACGCCAAACGGCGGTAGGAAGGCCCGTGCGAACGGTCGTACGATGGCCGGTCGGAAGGTTGCCTTCGATAAACTGCATATCGGTGAGGACTTCGTTGGTCTGTTTGAGCAGTTCAACGACGGTAGCGGTCTTGCCATCAGGATCGATGGACTTGGCGAAATCAAGCAGGGTTGCAGCACCCGCCTTGGTCGGCAATGTAGCCATAGGTCAAACTCCTTTGATTAACTGTTGTTACCGTACAAAACTTCGGCTGCTGACTTCTTCTCGCCAGACGTATTACCGCCTGACGTATGAAGCTTGTCTTCAGCCATCGCTTTCCCGATACGAGCAAACACACGAACCAACTCAGGGTTATTTCCGAGTCCAAACCCGTTAGGGTTCTTTTCGGAACGGAAATTGAGCAATGCGTTGAGTTCCGGCGTACCAAACTTGGCAAGAGCCTTCTCAGCCAGCACGAGAGACGGCTTGAGGTTATCTCCACCAATCTCCTTATCGGCCTTGATAGTTCCGGCCCATCCCTCCAGCATGTCCGTATAAGCGGCTTGCTGTTGGTCTGCGATACGCTGAACAACCTTCGGCATCATGGTTTCAACGAGTTTCTGAGCTCCTTCGTTGGTCAGCTTGAGTTCCTTTGCAACAGGCTCAAAATCACCAAGCAATGCTTCATCAATCTCGAAACCTTCAGGCGCTTTCAGGTCGTACTTTTCCGGGACTACCGGAGCAGCTTCCTTCTTCTCGCCTTCTTCAGTTGCCTTGGTTTCTTCGCTTTGCGTTTCCGTATTCTCAGGCTTCGTTTCCTCCTGCACTCCGTTGCCGTTGAGCAAAGAGGTTTTCTCAGCCTGAGTAGTCTCCACTGAACCGGTATCGGTGTTGTCCTGCCCGGTCGTTGCGGTCGTCTCAGTCATCGAGAAATTCCTTTTAAGTGATGCGGTTACAGCATCATATAACAAAATTCACATCAAATAGGGGATGCTTATACCAAATTGTCATTACGTGCTTCAGTCACCATCAGCACGTATGACTCAGGCGCAACAATCTCCATTTCATCCCAAAGCTCAATACCGATTGAACGCCTACCCTCCAAATAGAAGGTTTGGCTATTCCCGGTCATTGATGTACGCAGCAATCCTGTCTTGCCAACAAGGCGCCAAAACAGACGGCGCCCCCACTCTTCAGCAAGCAACTTCTTCATGTCGTCTTCGTCGCGCAAGCGTCGAAGTTCTTCCTTATCCTCTGCGCTCTTTACCTCTGTCTCATCTCCTGCGTTGCGTTGTCGTCTCATTGCTGGACCCCACCGGGAGCGCCTGACATCCCTTGCATGATGCGCGTCAGGCCATTGTCTGAGGCTGTGTCTGTCTTGGATAGCAACTCAGCGCCTTGCGCTGCCGCAAGCCCTTGCTGCATGGCTTCCGCTGCCTGTTGCTTCTGAGCATCAGCGGCACGCGCTTGGTCAGCGTCTTCCTTCGGAACGATGATCTTCGGAGGCGCACCAGTTACTTCTGCGTACTCATCAACCATGCTATCAACATCAACACGGTAGGCGACTTGCGGGAACATGCCAGCAAGATTCCCGGCAAACGAGGCAAAGCGCTCAATTGAAGCCGCGCCTGCCAGCTTCTGAGCCTGTGCGATGATCGACGTATATTCGATCTTGACTGAGCCGTGCTTCTGCAACTCTTCAGGAGGCGGGTGGATCATGCCGCGAGAATCAGCAATTTGCAGCGTGTTGCGGATCAACGGAGAAAGCGCCTCATCATTCAAGCGCTCAAGCACCGGACCGAGCATCAACAATTGCTCAGTTTTAAGGGCGGCAATCTCTTCGGCGGTTCGTGGCTGAGTTCCGTCATAGCTGGACACCATCAGGAAAAGGTCTTCGAAGAACGCCTTTTTGATACGACGCTCAATCCCTTGAATCTTCATTTCAAGTTCATTGGTACGCGGCTGAACTTGGTACGCTGGCGTGAATCCCTGCTGCCCTTGATTGACATCGACATAGTTGATGTCACCCGGCAGGATCGATGCGCGACGATTGCGCATTGACGAAGGGGCGTTCATGGGAGGTCGAACCATCTTGTCAATGGCTTCAGCACCGCGCTTCTCCATTACCTGAAGCTGTTTAATGTCTCCGAGAGCTTCCATGCCGGGGCATGAGGTTGCATAAACGTCTTCACCAACCAAGTCCCAACGAGGCGCAATGATTCTGAATTCATCGAACCCGCTCTCACGTAGGAAGTTCTCTTCGCTTGCGCCTTGCTCGTAATAGATGGAAGCGTACTTCTTGAACTTTGACTCTAGCTTCGAGTCGTCAAATACCTCATTCGGCTTAACTACATGGACAACTGGAATCCACTCTTCGAGTACGCCGCGCTCAGCTAGGTTTTGCACAGTCTTCGAGCAGTTCTTGCCAAACCGCTGCATCATCTGTCGCACGGTCATCGAGAACACGCGGTAGCACGTATCAACCTGCAAGCGCTCAGAGTTGGCGAGCGAGTATGAGCCAATCGGGAACGGGTACGCTCTTACAACGTCTTCGTCATCCTCAACGATGCCCATCGCATGAGTACCATAGACTCCAAGGTCTTGGTACATCACCGGCAGGGCGTTGTAGATATTCGAACGGTTGAGAATGTCTCTAACCGTCTTGGTGACATCAAACAGCCAGTTCTTGACAGGGCCAAACTTGTTGAGGTCAGGGTCAAGCGTCTGAAGCGTAAACCACGGACGCACCGGGCTAGTTATGCCGCCCATCATTCCGGATCGCATTGACCGACAGGCTAGCGTACCAGTGTTATTGATGATCTTGTTGTCGCGTCTGTCTCCCTTGTTGCGATCGGTCACAAGGAAGCGAGCAGCGCGAGGAAGAATGTTCTCATTCAACTCGCGCCAACTGGTGATGAACGTTGATCGCTCAGTTTCAAGGCGCGAGCGCTGCGCCTCTAGCTCTTTCTTTGTCGGCATGACTTACGCCCCGAGCAGGGTCTTTTGCGCAACAGGAGCGGATGACGTATCGCCAAGCGAACCAGTAAGCATTGTTGATGCCTTACCCTCTGCGGCTGCTACACGGCGCTTCTCCTTGGAGCGAGCGGCTACTACTTCGGATGCGCTTTCAGTGGCGGCAGCGGGAGCGGGAGGCGTTGGGGTTACGGTCGGAGTCTTGGGTGATCCACCAAAGCACATAGCAATGCTCCTAGTGATTGATTTACCGTGATATTACTACAAACACTCTAAGCGAATGGGTCATATTCTGTTTTGATATATGAAGCGCGTTCTTCTGTCACCGGAAACAATCCAGTTCTGATCGCCTTTTCAACATGGTTGAGCGGGGCAACAGGGAAGGCGAACGTTAGCGCCAGTGCGTCAAACAGGTCAGGAGATTCTCCGATGTCATCCTTGATGAACTCCTTTTCCTTAAGCCTGAACTTGTCCTTTGCGAACGTGTATTCCTGAGCACACATTTCACGCTCAAGGCCCGGAATGTTGGGTAGCGCACCGCCATCCTTCTTAACCCAATCAGCAGCCAAGAACGCCATTTCAGAACGCTTATTGAAGTAACGAGAATCTGACGCGCTGGAAGAGAATTGAACTTCAATCGGGTCATACCCAAGTTGCCGAAGACGATCTATGACGCCAGCCCCGTACCCGCCCGTGCCATCAACGAAGCACGTATCCGCTTCCCATTTATCCCAAGCACGGGCAACTTGATCGGCAACCAGCATCGTATCCGGTATGCGCATGATCTTCGGTTTGAATGCGACAACACCCTGACGCGGGAAGATAACCGAGCGGTCATCACCTTGCCGCGCCACATCGACGCCTAAAATCTTGGCTGCATGTCCGTACTGGTCAATGCGATAGTGCCTGCTCGTTGCCGCCTTGTAGTCATCCGTACCAAACAGCGAGTTAAATCCAGTGGGCGGGAACTTGCCAAGGATAGTCGCCATGACCCACGGGTTATCGATCCCGTACTCGTCAATCATCTGCTGCGCGTGTTCCTTGCTCACGCGAGGGGTGCGGTCAGGGTCTTTCGGGTCGGCGGTGATGGTGATTACGTCATAACTACCCTTGCTGCACGACTCGTAAAGCAATCCACCCGTACTAGTCGGGTTACCAGCCTGAATGACAGCGGCGTCAATCGGTGCACCCGTGAAGATTTGCATTGCAGCGCGACCGACGGCGGTAGGCATGTCTCCAGTCTCATCAAGCAGGATGAACGGGAACTTGCTATGCAGGCCGGACAGCGCGCGACCAATGGCCTCGCTGTCCGCGTCCTTGCTGAATGACCGAGCAGACAGGAACCACGTTTCAGGATGGTCGTTAGCGTAGATGGTCGATTTGGTCCAAGTGAATGCAGCCTTCAGGAACTCGCTGCGATTCTGCCATTTTGCTAACTCAGCCCAAAGGTTATCTTTCAGGTTGTCCGCTGTGATGGATAGAGCCGCGCCCTTTGGGTGCTCTCCCGGAGCGGCAAAGCAGGCAAGGCGATGCCAGCCCATTACGGCCAGCGTTGCGGACTTTCCCGGACCGGTACAGGCTTTCATGCACAACAGGCGCTTAGGGTTTATCTCACCGCCAAGCGAGCGCATTGCCTTGGCTTGCCAAGCATCAGGCTCAAATCCAAAGCAATCTACCGCGAACTTAACCGGGTCGCGGCGCCATTCCTGAATGCGCTGCTGCGCCTTGGAGAGGCTATCCTTCTTCACCGGAAATCAGCTTCTCAAGGGTGATGGTTCCAGAAACGTCAAGTTTGTCAGTGAATAGCTTAAGGTGTTTTCCAAGTAGCTCGTTGGCTTTAAGTGCTGCGCCGAAGTCGGCAACGTCCTCGGCTTTTCCGGCAATTCGTTCGATGTTTTTCAGTACGGTATTTGCGTTGATCTTTGTTTCGTTTGATCGTTCGTCCATTGCTTTTTGAACCGCTGCGGCGACGTGTGGAGTTTCCTTGAGGAGTTCGTGAGCGATTCTCTCTGCGTTTTTGGCGCTATAACCTGCACGGATCGCCGCCTGACGACCGTTTAGGTCTTTCAGGTACTCACCCACGAACGCGGATTGTTTCGGCGTCAAATCGCGTTTATGTGCGTTTTGGGCCATATCCTCAAATTCCATAAAAAATCACCGTGATAAGAACTTTCTATCATGAGTAGATTATCACATCAACCGGGGCACGTAAGGTAAAGCATTACCAGC